GACAGCATCCAAGATGGTGTTGACGCCGATGCTTACAGTTGTTTGGTCCCAGCGGCCACCGGATGTTTGGCCCGCATAGCTATGCACTTTGGTCGTTGAACCGCCGGGATTATCTGGGTCAACTAAAACGACATCAACGTCAACGAACCAGCGGCCTTTTATGGCTGCGTCAATCCAGCTTTTACTTAACTCGTTATTGGGGAAGACTAAGCTTGCGTCTGTACCATCCCCGCTCCGGTTTACCGTGACACCACTAAACCCAAAAGGCAAAAATACGTGAGAGATTGAATCAAAGCTAATGCTTTGCTTTATGTAGAAGTTCTGGAACGCATAAAGCGGAGTGCTGTAGTTCCCATAATTGTTGCTGGCCGGATCACCGCTTTCGCTTCGTGGCGTAAGACGAACAAAATTTGCAACTGCAAGCGTTGTCACACCCCAAGCCTCCTGCGCGTGCTGCTACTCATCTGTAGGCGCCGTAAAGTTTGCTGCTCACCCTGTTTAGCACCTTGTTGAGCTGCTTGCTTCATACCGGCTTGGAATTGATCAGCGGTGACGTAATCAACATTGTTGATGCGTTCCACAGAATAACGAACATCGATTGGTGCAGAAATTGCTGTTCCGCTACCTTCACTACTGGCGCCGCCTTCACCGCTTTCGGGAATAACAGAATTGCCGCGAGCACCACGCGAATAGCGCATCATGCTTTCCTTCATTTTGCTTTCAGGAATAATGTATTCTGGCTCAGAACCTTCGCCAATAATTGCATTAGTCGGGCGAGTAACATAACCACCCTCTGCAAAACCGAAAAGCTTGCTAAGAAATGGATTGCCTTGTGAAACAGCACTCAAGGTTGTTTGCACGCCAAACTGAAGCAAGATGTTTCCAATATTTTTCAATACATCTGAAGCGACATCTGCCAGGTCCTTAGTGCCATCAACAGCAGCGGTAAGTGCATCAACAATGCCTGTTGTAATTGCGCTGCCAACAGACTTATAAACCTCATCTAACTTGTCTGCCAAACTAATGCTTTTTTCGAGCTGCGCATTTTTTTCAACAATTCCGCGCACCTGAGCTTCCATCAGCATTGGATTTTCTGCCAAAATCCTGTTAATTTTTTCATTAAGAATGTATTCTTCGCCCTTGCCAGCAAGAATTGCTTCAAGTTTTGATTGCTCGTTTTGAAGGCTTAACAGCACCTCTTCGGCCTTCTTTGCTTCATCCGCCTTTGCCTTGAATTTTTCGTTGGACAAAGCGTTAATCCGTTCGTCTGCAGCAATAGTCGCGAGTCTTTTTTGAAGTATTTTGTCATCAGTGTCAGCTTCGCTTGCGTTAATTTTGTTTTTTTCATACGCAAGCTGTTCAAGTATTTTCTCTGTCTTTAAAGCCTGTTCTGCCGTTTTATTGCCATCAATTTGAGCATTGGCAATTTGTTGATTTAACTGCAGCAAGCGCGACTTGAGCGCAACTTGCGCTTCAAGATCTGGCGTTATATCCTTTTCGGCCTTTTTGGCTTTAGAAGTACGGGCGCCACCGCTGACGGCACCTCCGGTAGCGTCAAGCCCACCGCCGCCACTTGAGCGAGAGGCTGCAGCTGTGCTTGGGGCACCTGCTTCCATGATTGCATTAAACGCACCTTTAGCAAATCCAATAACTCTTTCAAGCAAGGCCCTGATTGGCGCAGGAATACTGTCGTAAAAATTTTGCAAAAGATTGGGAATTTGACCAATCGTGTTCTGAAAAGCAGAAAGAAGATTTTTCCGCAAACCTTCAGTTGATTGCAGAACAAATTGAACTGCGCCACCTATTGCTCTGCCAATAATCCTGGCCAAGCCAATTACAAATTGACCAACCTTGTCAATGCCAGCCCTTACAGACTGAAAGGCATTTTCAAGCGACATTGCCGCACCGACAGCATCGGTGCCAATAGCACCTAGAATCGTATTTCTAATTTCTGCTGCAGCTGCATCAATCGCTTTAAATGGAACAAGCACTAAATTGACAGCGGTTGCAAAAGCCTCGACAGTAACGGCAGCTATCTTAAAAACATTCTTAATTAAATCACCAAAAACTCCCTGCTCTGAAATTAAATTAGTAAAGGCAGATTGCAATCTTTTGACCTGACCTTGTATAGTGTCAGTCGCCGTAAAAGCGGCTTTTGCTGCGGCACCTTGTGCATTTTTTTGATTTTCTAAAAGCTTGTTATATTTTTCCGTATCATTAAGAAGTGCAAGAATGGACGGACCTGCTTCCGTTCCAAACGCCTTAATAACAGTTCCAGCATCTGCGCCTGATTTTTTGATTTTTTCGAGAGTCTTGGCCAAGCCATCAGTGGCAAGCGTTGAAGCGGTAATTTCAACACCAAAAGCGGCAAATTCTTTACCAACCTTGCCAGCTGCAATTTGGGCAAAGGCTGTTTTTAAAGCAGTAAATGTGACCTCAGCGCCTTGACCTCCTGCTGTAATTTGCGCGACAGCAGCATTAACCTCTTCAAGCGGTACTTTTAAAGCAGCAGCTACAGGAGCAACTTTTGCAATGTTTGCCGCATATTCACCAATGACAATTTTGCCATCGTTTTGGGTTTGAATAAACCCATCAACAAGTTGAGAAGCTTTGGCCGCTTCTAGTCCGTAGGCATTAAGAACAGAAGTTGTTGCGTCTGCAACTGTATTTATGTCACTAAAACCACCAACGGCACCTTTCCCGGCTGCGCTTAAGACTTCAGAGGCAGATGCTGCGTCAGCAAATCCGGCAGAAGCTACATCATAGGCTGAAGCAGTAAGTTCAACGATATCTGCCTGCCCTTGAAGTTCCGCCGAAACACCTTTTAATTTGCCAACAAGTGCATCACTGCTTACGCCAAGAGACCGCACTTTGGCTTCTGCAAAATCTTGTTTGGAAAGAACAGAGAAAATTTGAGAAAAAGCACCTGCTGCTGTTGTAATTGCAGCAATCGGACCTAAAGCACCTTTTAAAGCAACTCCTAATGCACCAATGCCGGGCGTAGCGGCTTGTGCGGTAGCACCCATGCCACCAAAGCCTGCTGCAGTACTCTTGGCGCTGTCACCAAATCCTTCAAGAACACGCTGTGTCTTTTTACTTTGTGACGCTAAAGCTTTAAGCTTTTTTTGCGCATCGCCAGTGCTAAGCCTAATTCCAACACTGGCGACAACTGCCACTGCACTAGCTCATTGACTAAATGCAGTCTAACGGCGGCGCTTGACCTTTTTCATTTCCGCTTCGTGCTCATCGTTCAACAAGTCAAAGTAAGCCGACCAAAGCAAAAGCTCGTCAAAGGTTATCTCTTCAGAAAGCTTGCGCAACGAATACCCAAGCTCCTTAGCGACACCTAATTGAAGCCGCAAGAGATTATCCTTTTTTAGCTCCTGCTTTAGGATTTTGGGTCAACGTCAGCCTCTTCATCGTCGCTAATTACTGCAATCATTAATTTTTGCAGATCGGAATCCCGTACTTCATGGCGCAACTCTGCCATTTCGCCAGCCTGGAACAGGCGTTGACCATTTTCATCTTGTGCCTTTAAAACCAGCAGTTGCAACGCGAAAGCGTCTGTATCGCCATTGGCATTTTTTTGAGCACGCTCACGTTCAGCCATAGTCAATGGCGTACGATAAAACTCAAACTCAGTACCGTTAGAAAGAATTACAATTTTTTTGGTTGGCTGCAAGTTGGCCGCTTTTTTTAAGCGGTCTAATGCGCGGTTTGAAGGTGAAGGCATGAACTCTATCTTGTCGTTAGCAGCATAGACAAAAAAAGCCCCTGACACAAGTCAGAGGCAAAAATTCTTTTTGATCCTAATAGAAATTAGCTGCGATCAAAATCAAAGCTAGGTGCATCGGATGGGCGGAAATTGATTTCTACTGACTGAGCATCATCAGGATTGACCGCGTAAGAAGCAGAGGTCAACACTACAGGCATTTCCATAAAAGTGCTTGCTGCATCGTCAGGCGAACCGCTAGAAAGCGTCAAATCGGTGTAAAGCTTTAGAGTCGCACCGGTTTGCTTGCGCTGAAATACGTCCGCAATCAAACGATTGGCGATAGTGCTGTCATCATCGGTCGTGTAAACGGTACAAGAACCAGTACCGTCCGCAAAACCAGTGATGAAGCTACGGAACGGCGCATTCTGACCAAGAGTGCCACCAATGCTGGTTACGTCAATCTCTTCGCGAGTTACCTCAAAAGACCATTCACGCACATCTCCAACCGATTGAAAATCGGAATAGTCAACACCAAAGGGACTGGTGCTGTCAGTACCAGTATCAGTGATTGTGATGGTTGAACCACCAAGAGTGGCGGAAACTTGCAGAACACCGGTCGAAGAGGTGTATGCAATAACGTAATAATCAGTTGCAGCAGTAATGCCAGCAGGTAAGGTGCCGCCATTGGCTGTGAATTGGACTTTGTCGTTTACCTGAAAATTCAGATAAGTTGCAATAGTGATTTCATCATCCGCAACGCTCACGTTGCTAGAGGTGAAAGTCGCGGAAGTGCCCGCAGGCTTGTAGTAAAGGGCGCCGGACGTACCGGACAGAACGGTAGCCATAGTTTTGAACGGTAGTGGCTTCGCTTTATTCTAAATAGGCTTCAAACGTAATGGTCGTTTGCGTCTGAAAATAATCTTCTGGCGATGCAGGCAAAACTTGCGCTGGCCCGGATGCGTCTGCAAAAATAATTCCATTAAATGTCCGCCTGTCAAATAAATCCTTTAAACGCTCCGCAACAGTTAGGTTTGCGCCAGGGCCAGCTCCAATTGGTGAATACACATCAACAACTAAAGTTCCGACTTGTCGATTCTTGCCAACAGAAGGGCCAATCAAGGTTGCGTAAGTTTTGCTGCCAAAGCGAATAGAGACGCTAATCCATGTTGAATTGTTTGGCGGCGAAAAAGAAACGTTTTGATAGCTAACAGGATAAGAAGGCGATAACGCCATCTCAGTAGCAATCTTGGATTCAATTGTGCTGCGAACGTCGTTGTACGAGCTGGTCATCAATCGATCCCCGCAATACGCCTAGCTTCTGCTTCAGCGTAAGCCTTAAGGTTTGCCCCAATTGTCTGAATCCAGCCTTTAGGCGCTTGTGTCGACCAGCCATTTGCCAGCCTTTCAGCGTATGGCAGATTGTTTAACACAGAAGCCTTTAAGGGCTCAACATCTGCATCCCAGTTGCCACGAAAACGACCGGTATCAAAAGGGCTTTCTTGCTTCAATTGGGCGTCGGCCTCAAGAGCAACGGCACGCACAAGCCTTGAAAGATTCTCTTCGCTATAAGAGCCAATTTGTGCAATTTCAATCTCTTCCATGATTAAGCTCGCAAGAAAAATACGTAAACAATTGCCGTATTGTCCTGCTCAATCGTCTCAAATTGAATAATTTGATGGGTCGTCCCACCGATCACAATTTTGTCATCAACGCTAGGTGTTGAGTTGATTGACGATGCAGCGATTGTCAATTTCTTGTCATCGCCACGAATCAAACCATTAACTTCGCGTGCATTAACATCTTCAAGCACACCCTTAACGGTTGCGGTTGTAGTGCTTTCACTGGCCGTACCAGTCACCGGGTCATACGCAGCAGTTGTTACAAACTGCAACGTAACGTCGCCGCCGAACTTGCCAATCGCTTTGTTGGCAACCTTTTGAAGCGAAGAAGCAAGACTCATCAGATTCGATATGCGATACACGCTCCATTCTGGAGCTTAATGCTGGTAAAGTAACCCGTCAAATGAGCACCTTGATCAACACTCGCACCGCTAAAGCTGTTGTCGATCACATTCGTGCTCAGAATCGCATTAATCGTGCTGTTCTCATAAAAATCAATGTGCATGAACTTGCCAGTATGCGTTGCGGTGTCGTTGATCACCTCCGCACCTACTGACCAGTCAACTGCACTTGCGCCGCCGTGTGATTTTGCCATGATCAGATCTTGTATGCGACAACAGCGCCGCCACTATTCAAAGTAAAGGCAGTGAACACGCCTTGAATTTCAAACCCAGCAGGCAAGCCTTCACCGACAAGACTGTTGCCAGTCCAGTTTTCAGCTGTAATGGCGCTAAAGCTTGTGTTGCTTTTCAATATGGTGATGCGATTCCAGCGGCCAGTGCGGGCCGTCGTATTGTTCACAAAATCTGCACCAATACTGTAAGCCGGATCAATTACGCTGCTGTTGTGAGCCATGATCAGAGCCTGTAAGCGATAACAGAGCCGCTGGTCAGCGTGACGCTAGTAATCACGCCGCAGATCTCACAATCAGCCTTGAGAACAACAGCAGTCAAGGCATTGCCGGTGATGTCTTCAGCTACCAGCGTGGCCACCACAGAATCTTCAAGTGCGACAACTTTGCCAAACCTGCCGGCATGGGCTGCAGTGTCGCTGATATATTCAGCGCCGGGATACTTGTAACCCATGATCAGCTCCGTTTGACAGCGATGTTGCCTGGTCCACTAATTCTAAGGCCAATCAGATAGCGCTCAACCATTGGCGGGATGCGATCCGCCCCAACTGCGCCAAACTGATTAGGCGTAACATCAAGACTGCCGATCTTGACATTCTTGTAATCGTCAAGCCCACTTAGACCAAGGCCATCCTTGTTGTTGTTCAAGTAAACAGCAAGCACAGCCTGTGCCTTTTTTACTTGATCTGGGATTTCGGTGTCGGTGAAATAATCTGTGGTGATCCTGAACGGAAAACCAACCGCATAAGTGTTGATGTAGGTATCAGGCTTGCGAACACCAGTGCGCGGCCACTGCAATGCCTGCGTGTCAGTTGCTCTCGCGCCAAGATACCGCTCACGATCAAGTCGCTGCGTTGCGGTGTAAAGCGCACGATTTTTTTGATCTGTTGTTGCACTTGCCCATGCAGCAACATCATCATCTTCAACCAAGCCGTCAATAATGTCTTGGGCGTCACTCAAGGTCAAATAAGTGTTGGCAGAAGCTCCGCCAACGGTCGCATCAAGAGTGATCGCCATCAACCTGCTCCAACTTGGGCTTTACTGTCCGACGCCTACGTTGTTTCGGCTTCGGTTCTTCACTAAGTTTAGGCTCAGCAATAGAAAGAGAGGCCGCCTCGTTAGAGACAGCCTCACGTTCACGCATTCGCCGGAAAGCGAATAACCCCATAATCAGGAGCTAGCGCCTTTCAGTGCCACATAGTTCAGCACAAGTGCTTCACCTGCGGTGGTGCCAACGTTCGACAGAGTAACGTC